GACTGAAACCTGACCTGAAGCAATAACGTCAGCACGAAGGCGATATGTTGGTGATTCGTACCAAGTGTATGCACTTGGGTTGATAATCAACATTGAATCGTCTTTGTCTGTGTCATTTGCTGACGGTACGTTTGCAGTGACATAAAGGTCAAGACCTGCAACGTTTCCGCGAATTGAATCAGGACGAACCGCACCACCAGCGTTTGAAGGTTGTGCAGCCATGTAAATTGGACGACCTGAATCGTTCAAAGTCATAAGGTTTGCCCACTGTGATGTGTTTGCAAGAATGTTGCGAGCAAATCCCTGTGTGTTTGAATAAACTGAAGCAGCACCGCGTGAAACAAATCCAAGCAATTCTGAAGCAGTTGGGTATGTTGTCAGTGTTGTTGCGTCGGCAGTTGCACCTGAAGCAAGTGCAGTATAAACCGCTAGGTCTGTTGCCTTTGCGTAAGCGGCTGACATATTTGTCAACAACTCATTGAAAAACAATGGTGAAGTACGGTCAAGCAATTCGACTGAGAATGTCTGTTGTCCGGCGTACTTTTTGACTGTTACTGATAGGAAACTTGAAGCCTGGTCAGTCTCTGAAGGTGTGCCTGCTTCGGCAGTTTCAGCCACTGTTGGCATTGTTGTAATTTTTGGAATCTCAAATGACATTCCAGCGTCAGGCAATACACCGCGAGAAATCGCGTCAACTGCTGAACGTGTTGTGTTTGCAAGCCCGTTGATAACTTCAGTCAACTGACGTGTTGGAACAAGTCCCGCGTTGTCTGTTGTGTCGTCAGCGGCTGCAACGTACTGACGAGCATTTTCGTCACCCATTGAAGCACGGATTGTGTTTTCTAGGTATTTTGCGGCAGTGAACTCTAAGCGTGGCTTAGTTGTCCAACCACCGACCGCAGCATTTACGTTTGCGGTTACTGACTGGGCGGCTTCTACCGTTTCGGCGGTTGAAGCGTCTTTGACGGTGTCTTCCACTTCGTCTTCTCCTTCTGTTGGTTGTGCTTCAGGTTCGATTGTCGAATCTGAAATTTCTTCTTCGCCTTCTGTGGCGGCAACTTCTGCAACGCGCGCTGAACGAATGGCTGGTTCTGACGTTAAGGCAACACCAGTCATTTCACCTTTTAAAATGCGCACTGTTCCGTCTTTAAGTGTTTCGTATTCGTCAAAATAAACTTCAACACTAAAACCGTCACGCAAACCTTCTTGTGCTTCAACAAGTGCGTCAGTTCCCGCAGTCGTGTTAGCAATTTTGAAAGTTGCGTCAATCCCTTTGTCATTTGCTTGAATTGAAAGTGTTTTTCCGATTCGGCGCGTGCGGTCGTGTTCAAGGTTGAGCAAAACGGCGGTTGGTTGAATTGAACCAGCAGCAAATTGCACTTTTCCAATTGAGGCGTTTCCAGTCTCCTCAAACGTCACAATGCGTCCAGTGATTGTGCGACTGTTTGAATCAGCAGCCGTAATTGCAATTGGTGTGATTACTTTTTTCATAGCAGCATGTCTTCTTCCTCGCGTATTTCTTCGACCGACATTGCGCCGATACGATTTAAGATTTCATAGACTTGCGCACGCTCATAAGGATTGCCACGCAAGAAATCGTCTAAATCAAACAACACGCGATTTCCAGCAGGGGTGAAATCCGCAAAAGATAACCTTTGTTCAATTATGGACATGTAATTTCTAAAAGCAAAGTCCACGAGGTCGCGCCTCTTGTCCAAGGCGTTAGAATAAGTGAATGTGGATTGTTGCGAATCAGTAAAATACGCTGGCAAACCGCAAGCACGGCTTAATTCAAGTGCAACATAATTTCGTGCTTCATTTAACTGCAAATTCTTTGGGTCATACCCAATTGTTTCCAGGGTAACGTCAGCATTAAGGAAAGCGGTTGATTTGTTGCTTCGGGCGGTACGCCATGAAGACAATAATTTGGCAACTCTATCTGCTGGAAGTGACGTTCCATTTGATTTTAAAACCATTTGTGGAATTGGTTCATTTGCAAAATTCATTGAAGCCTTTTCGAGCGCAGCAGCCGCTTTTATGGTGCGACCTGCACGCGCAAGCAAACCTTCTTGCGTATTTGGAAAAACAACTAAATTTGTTGGGTCAATTGGTGTGCCGTCAATTTCGTAAGAATCTATTTCTGTTCCATTGGCGTTTGTCGTAATTGACACGCGTTCAGGTGCGACGCGTTCCATTGCGCGAATTTTACCCGTGTCGGCATACCGTTCTAAAACGTAGCCATAAGCAGAATTATGGAAAAACAAATCAGAAATTATCCACGCCCAAAATGTTGAACCTGGAATTCGTGGGTCAGGCTGGTTAATAACGCGTGGCTGCGTAACTTTCTCACCCGTTGCTTCATTTCGTGTGTGCATTGGTAATGAAGAAATGGTTTGGATAATACCAAGGGCGCGCGCAACTGTTGGAACGCTCATTGCTTCGGCACGATTAGCACTTTGAATTCCGTAAAAATAAAAATTATTGTTTTCTGTAAAGTAAGGCGCTAGTGAAGCGTCAACGTCCAAGGGCGCAACTGGAACGGCAGTTGCAACCATTGGCGTGAATAAATCGAAAAATCCCATGCCCGAATTGTGTCAGGCTTATACGATTACCCCACCATTATGTCAAGGTCATTCTCCGGGCGTGTCGCAAAGTGTGAAACGAGCGAAACGGCCACTGCGCCACAAACAACCGACTGTGACGCCCTTCTTCCAATAACCCACCCGCCGTCACCGCGACGCAATTGCACCGCAGCCAAAACTTCTTCCGAAAGTTGGCTTTGCCCTTTATGACGCAAACGCCCTGAGTTAATTGCTGAAAGCATTTCGTCGCATGCCTGCGGGTAACTTGCGTCCATGTCATAAACAGGAATTCCAGCAGGTGCAAGGCGCGCAGCGACCGCGCCACTGGTCTTTCGACTGTAAAGCACGTATTCGGTCGGATACCTGCGGGCATAGTCTGCCAATTCGTTGGCAATGGCTTTATCGTCCAATTGCAACTCATTTGTCCAGGTGTGCAGTAATTTGACCACAAACTTTTCGTTCCCAAGTTTTTGCGCCCCAACTAAACTTGCATGGCGTCTATCGGGCGATAGGTCAATTGCAAGCCACGTCAATTTGTCGGGGTCAAGGTCAACCGTCTTATCCAGGCAATTGCCCCAACTAGCCGAATCCACCGCGCTATTTATCGCCACAACCCAACGGCACAACACTTCAGTCATTACAACGTCAGGCGGGTCGTTCAGCACGGATTTTATATTGTCAGCGTGGATTAGTGTGCCCATAGACGGATTTGCGTGCCTTGCATTTTCAACGCTTATTTCGTCGGTTGGCGCTGACCATTCAAAATATCCAATATCGTCTTCGACCCCCGCAATGCTTGCCAACGCCCTGTCCCGAAATTGGTTAAGCACTACGGAGGAAGAATCGCCCGCATTTGTGTAGGCCATGACCATGGGGTTGGCCGCTGCCATGAGGGTGTACCTTAAACTGGCAAAACTTTCAATATCGGTCATTTCGCGCAATTCGTCCAGGTGGATTGTCGAAGGTCGGGAAACACCACGGGCAGCAGAACCACCAGCGCGGACAATAAACCTATTTCCTGCCATTGTTTCGATTTCTTCACCGCCGTGCTGCCAACGAATCTTCTTGACTTGTTTTGCCAGGGAATCATTCTTTTCGATAATCTGAACCATTGCCCGAAACTGCTCAAGTGAGGTGGACAAGCGGTGCGCCGAACCAATCTGCAAGTTTTCTTCCCATAGGAAAAGGCCGCCCAAAATTCTAATCAGTTGCAAAAATGATTTTCCGTTTTGGCGTGCGACCACAATTGTATTTACAGGCGTAGCCCACCTACCGTCAGGCTTGACCTTGTGTGTGTGAATGAGCGCAAATTTCTGCCATTCTAAAAGTTCAATGCCTAGGCTGCTGGCTAAATCAACCAATTCACCCCCGCGTGAAGGTAAATCGTTCAATGGTGTGTGGATTCTAGGCGTTTGAACGCCAAATAAGGCGTTTTGCACTTCTGCGTCCCTACCCAAAACCGTTTGAAGCCCGTTTGAGGCTTCTAGGGGGTTTTGGTGACCTGTTATGACCTTCTCAGTCATTTTCGTGGCTTCTTGAGCCGTTTTGGGGGGAATTTAAAACAGGAAGGGTCAGGGGTGTCGCCGTGCTATTAAAAAATCGCCCCCCTTTGCGTGAATTGCACGAAACACACAAGGTTTGAAGGTTTGATTCATTATCTGCATTTCCTTCACCAAACAAGTGCCTTGGAACTATGTGGTCAACCGAATTGCCCTCCATACCACATGCCTGGCATGTGTGACCGTCGCGTTGCAATATGCGTTGACGTATCTTGCGCCATTGGCTTGTGCTTCCATTGTCCTTTAATGCACTGGCCATTAGAAGTAGTTCCTTTGCTGATGAAACGCCCATGCTTTGCATGGTGTTTGATAACGAATTGTAATGTATTTAAGAGTTGCGTCTATTTGTCTAAATGGGTCTAAGTCACGATAGTGCTTGGATTTCATCTGACCCAATCCAAAGTGCGACCCGTTCTTTGCAGTATATGACCAACGACTTTCCTTTGTAATTATCTTGTTGAAGCATTGGAATTCCTTATAGTCGAGAATCCTAGAATGTGCATATAACTTTAAATGGTCTATTGAATAGTTCGCTGCAATGGCAGGGCTTGCCCCTTGCATTGCGATTAGGCTAGTGATTAACAACAACAATTGAATTCTTTTTCTATCTATCCTTTTATTTCTAAGATACTTTGAAAGATATTCATTCTTGGTTTTACCCACGAAATGCGTGGTGTTGTTGTATGCGTCAAGCGTACACCCTCCAGTCAAGGGTTGAATAACTTCGTGCGTGGCCTTGGGCGTGTCCCACAAGTTTTGCACGGCTGTGGATAAACACTGTTGATAACTTTTCACTGCCCACCCCAGCCCGTTCCTTTGAAGGATATGCCAAAAGTTGAGTAGGTGCGGCTCATGTTTTGCCCGCAGCAGATTGGGTTGTGTTCGTCGTGAATTGACTTATCCACCTCAACACTGATTTGGCACACCGCGCATTTAAACTCATAGATTGGCATTTGTAGTTCCTATCTGCGCAACCCCCATGACTTCGCACTTGGTGCATTGAATCACTTCCACACCGTCGGGAAGGTTGTCCGTTACCTTGTGGATTACTTGTTTCGTTACCTTTTTGCATTTTCTGCACTCAAACTGAACTGTGTCCATAGTTGCTTCTCCTAAGGTTTTCAATAGGTTGCAAGTTGATTTGTGTGACCCACCAATTAGGTTGCTTACTGTGTCGGTACTTTGGACGTTTAGCCATGGCAATGGGAATCCAACCTGCAATGAAGAAATGCGGTGATTCACCAGTAACCAGGATTGCCACGTCGTCAGTGCGGTCGTATTCGTGGATTATGAGTTGGCCTGCAAGGTACTTAGTCCAACGCACCTCAAAATGTGAACCAACGTCAGCCTTGGTTTTGCCCTTTTGCTCAAATGGGTCAAACTCAACGTTTAGGTATTTGGCAACAACCCATTCGCTGCCGATACTTTGTGCGTCTTGTGCAATGAGGTCATGTAGTGATTTCTCAGTTGAGTAACCGCCCGACCGTGTTTGCCAATAGTCCGTGTTGGCCTTAGCCAAATGAATTGCTGCGTCGTGGCATGTAAATTCTTCCTCACGCGTTAAGGTCATTTTCAACGGCAACCCGCACAAAACCAAATAATCTTTTCATTGCCATAGCCTTTTTGGTAGCCAAATTCGTCAAATTTAACAATGCTTGAACACTTGTCGCATTGCTCAACTTTGTATTCGGCAACAACTTCACCTTCGCACATGAGTTTGCCAGTCATTGTTTTGACTTGTATTACTTCCCAATAATCGCTCATAAAAATGCCACCCCAATCAGTAACAAAACCAAGACAATTTCAATGCAGACGAGTATTTTGATTAAGCGTGGCTTTGTCATACTTGTGGCTTCCAAGTTCCGTCGCTTGTAAGTACTAGCCAAACTGGTTCACACTGGTCAGGTTTGCGCCCTACGCATGAGTAGTTTGCCCAGTCTTTGCCGGTCTTCGCACTGTTTCCGCTGCGAAAAACACGGTGTCCATGACGGCATTGTGGCGATTCAGCGACCAATTCCCCACCCAATTGCTTAGATATTTCTGCAATGCCTGAGGCGAGTGTTATCACACCAGCAGCAGCAACTTCTTCTTCAGTCTTGTAACTTGGAACGTCGCCAAACTTGGTTGTCCAATAGTCGTATTGCTTGTCCGTGTTGGCAACCTTTGCTGACGTCTTTTCAACTTGTTCCATTATCTCTTTGGTGCTTCTCTCAGCCCCACCCATAACAAGTTGTTGCACCCTCATAATCGCTGAGGTGACTGTGTCTTCCACAAACCAGCGTTTCATGTTTTGTTGGTATGCGCCTTGGTAGCCGTAGGCATAGTCAACGCCTGCTGGACGAGAATCATCTTCATGACGAAACGCCTTTGCTTCAACCAGGACGTAACCCTTATCAGCACTAAATTCAACAATGCTGGTTTCAATGCGTCCAGTTGGAAAAGTGCGATTCCAGCGTTCTAGACGTTCGCGGCTTGCCTCGTAGTTATCCAGGAATCCCATTTATTTCACTTCCCTTTGGGATTGTGAGATATGGCGACTAATAGCACGCCCGCGTGTGTAGCCTTCACGGCTTCCGTCTTTGTGTCCCCATGAATAACCCAGGGCAGCGGCTAAGGTGCAAAGCACGCCGATTAGGAATAAAGCCCGCAAAGTCTGCGGGTCTAATAAGTCAACGACCATTTTGAATTCTCCCGATTCTTGGTGGTAACGACTACCACCTGAATACAGGGTGACGCATAAGGCGCGCCAAATCAAGAACCTTGCGTGTTTGTCGGCGTGTCACCTGACTTATTCTTGGATTTCAGTCCGTTTCCAGCAAGCACGCCACCAAGCGAACCAGTCAAGAAAATGGCCAGGGTTTTTAGTAGGTCAATGAAGGCTGCGTCGTTGGGTGCTTGTGCCCCAATTGGTTGAGTGACAAAAATAAGCGCGTAAGTTATGCCGACTGTAACAATTAGAAACACGGCTGCAAGTGTCGAACCAATTATCAAAATTAACTGCGCGTGAACGTCTTCAGGTGCGCGGCGTCGTGCTGGTTTATGGTGTTGAGAATCCAAGTATGTCGTCAGTACACGTTCCAGTCGGGACGCACTGTGGTTTTTGGCACTCAGGTTTTGACCAGTTTTCATATTCTTGGCACTCATAACGTGTCCAACCCTGATACCCACACGCAGTCAGGATTAGCGCAAGTGCCCAAGCCAATCCTGCTGCGGTAAGTTTTCGGGTTACTTCCCCGTTAACCCGAAACTCTTATCCTGCGGATTTAACCAGCGCAAAACAACTGGTGCAATCGCTGCGACACCTGCCATTGCAAGTGTCTTTGGGTCTGTCACACCTGCCATGTATAAGGCTAGTGCTGCTGCCATGAATGAGCGTGCCCATGAGGCGATTAAGGCTTTGGCTTTGTCCATTTTTTTGTTTTCTCCTTTGTCGGTTTTTCTCCCGATTTTGGTATTTCAACTGTTGGGTGTTCGCCCTTGTAAGGTACGAATTTGGGAATTCCAAACCCAACAATTTCTTTGCCAACGTTGCGCACCTTTACCATGACCATGCCACCATTTCGTTGGTCGCCTGTTCCACTGGTGTTACCTTCAATCGTTACGCATTGTTTGTCGTCAATCAAACCAACAACAATGCCAATATGAGAAATGCGGTCAACGCCGTCATGAGGAAAATCCATGAAAGCCAAATAACCCAATTGTGGCATATTTGACCAACGGTTGATTTCTTTCAATTTGTGTGCGCCTTGCGCCGTTGAAACCATTGACGGAATCTTGACGCCCGCTTGTGCTGCACACCAGTTGACGAAAGAACCGCACCAAGGTAGTCCGTCGGCTTTTGTAAATTTGCCGTACTTGGTGAGGTTGTCGCCTTCCTCAATTGTGCCAATCTCAGCCTTTGCAATTTCAATCAGCGCAGCCGAAGTGCCTTGCGGATACATCTTAGTCAAGTGTTCCACTATTTGCCCAGTTTTAAGCCAGCAGGAATAGGCTTTGAGTATTCCCATTTGGCTATGTATGAAATACCATCACCATCATCTTCAAGACGAATAACAGAATCCTTAAAATCTTCTAACTTCAATTCTGGA